ATGGTATTGGGGATAGGCGGATTGTTGTCACCCATATAGCAAAAAAAGATAACGAGAGCACAGTTGGTCAGCTGGCTTCTTTCGGGAAGAACAAGAAGGGGAAGTACGAGGGTATTGCCATCCATGACGATATTTCTATGACCACCCTGAACGTAAGTAGACTCTTCGACAACGAGGATTACCAGCTCTTCCTATCTACCTTCTACGACGAGAAGCTACACGGAATCCCTACCTATATAGCTAAGGCTATAAACTCCTATGTCTCCGAGGATGATGCCCAGCTCAATGTCATGCTGAATGCTATGTTAGGCTACGATAAAAGGAGGCAAGAAGCGGAGAACAGGGACGAGGAGATACGGATGATATATAACAACTACCGCTAGCTACACCTTAAATAGGGAAACAGAGCTAGAAGAGAAAACAAAGATATATGGCTGAAGAAAAAAGGGTAGTCCAACTGCATGACGGGACAGCACAACCCGTGTACCCCGTTGTGCTTTTCGAGAACGTCTGTGATTCAGTCACAACAGCAGGTGAGACAACCATCATCCCCAATGCCCTCAAGAGTGCAGCAAGGAAGAAGGCAAGTGAGTTCCTAGGGTTAGGGACGATTCCTGTGTTTGGTGACAACGAGGATATTAAACTCATCAAGAAGTTCACCATCACAGAAGGTGCAAATGAAACCACACCAGCTACCCTCAGCCTAGAGACAATCAGCCTAGGAAAGGGTGTAGAAGAACTCCTGAAGAAAGAGGCGACAGCAGGGGTTGCAAACAAGGTCCTCACCAAGGGAGTCATCAACTCCCTTCGCTCTGTCCTTCCTCCTAGGAATCAAGACTGGGGCACGGCAAACTTCCCTCATACAGGAGACAATGCCTCAGCTGGGATGTATACCTTCTACGAGGCTCTGTATAGACTCCTCACGGAGAAGTATACCAAAGACCTTAAAGAGAGGTCACACAATGGAGCGAAGGTGGGAGAGGTGCTTATCGATGGTGGACACAAGACTTCGTCACCCAACGATTCTATTGCACTTAGCCCCTCTAAGCCACTGAACAGAACCTTCGGGAATCCGTTTGCCTCTTTTGTGATGGATAACGGGGTGCTCTTGCAGGATGTAAACGAAGAGAGAAACTACGCTGTCACCGACATCACAATCAACAGAGGCATCATCACCGTCACCAGAGGGAAGATGGCTGCGGGTGGTGCCGGTCTAGACCTTCCTTCCCTCATCACCACCCTCACAGCGGAGATGAACAAAACCACGGGGAGGGCAAATGGGTTTGACGGGATGCTGGATAAGTTCTACGCAGAGAATAACAAACGACTCTCTGCTAGCTATGTGAAGGCACCCAACATGCCCATCCGTGTGAAGGATATGGCAACGGGGGTTGTGTCCACCTCTGGCACGGCAAAGGGACCAGGGGACACATTCGATGTGCTCTCGGATTTGTCGATAAACGCAGATGGGCATATCTCCATCCAGAAGACGAGTGTATCCATCCCTTCCGCAGCTGGTGGAGGCTCTGCAAACGGTGCTGTGCTCCTGAACAAAGAGGAGAAGCAGGTCACCAATAAACCTATCTATATAGACGGGACGACTGCGGAGAACAAGGTTGCCCTCAGAATAGAAGGCAAGGCAACTTCTACCGAAGGATTCTTTGAAGTGTCGGATATACGCCTCAAGGACATAGAGAGTGAGATGACTCTGGAAGAGGTGATGGAGGTGATTGATAAGATTGGTCGCCCTATCAGGTATAAGCTGAAAGGGAGCGAGGATGCTCCAACACAGGTGGGGTTTGTTGCTCAGGATGTCCAGAAGGTTCTCCCAGAGGTGGTGTCTACCCAAATCATCGACGGAGAGGAACGACTGATGGTGGACTACTCCAGATTGTCCGTGGTTCTCTTCACCGCCCTCAAACACCAGAACACCCTCCTCCACTCTCTCTCAAACAGGATAGACAAGCTAGAGAAGAAGTATGCCACGCAGGACGAGCAGTAAAGGGTTGCACTACGACCAGAAGCATTTCAGGGATGCATACAAAGGGGTGGGGTATAACTACCACGGGAACATACTAAGGAATATGCTGTCTAATGAGTTATTCTCCAACCCTACACAGGATGCTTTCCTTAGGGGGATAGAGGTGCTCCTAGAAACCCTTATCGACTCCGTGAAGAATATCAAGAGACATATGTCGATTGCTCACGGAAGGCAAGATAGTAACATTGTATAATGAAATAGCACAAAGTATCATTTTCTAATAAGTTTTTGCTAGGCGGTCATCGGGAGATGCTCGCCTAGCTTTTTTTCTTAAATAGCCTTAGCAAATAGTTTTCACAGATGAGATACGACGCCATCCGCTCTCTTTTGGGTTTAAGGTTCTTCTCTCTAGAGGGGAAGCAACTCAACTTCAGACAAAACCATGTTGTCTCTTTCTTTATCGAACCGAATAAAGGAAGGGAGGCAACAGGGTATGTTGTGAACCTCGGAGACGGGCAGTTCCAGTTCGTCGTAGAGGATGGCGGTCGAGGGTTTGATGGTGGAACGAAAGGGGATATTGTCTTCGTTAATAATCTCACATCGCTAACTTATTCCCTTAGCCTAGAGAGACTTAACCTCGAATACGAGGATGAGTCTTATATAAACACCGAAGAGGGGAGTGTAAAGAGGGAGAAGAGCATCGTAAAGCACCTCGAGCTAAAGAACGACACGGACAGGGAGAAGGTATCTGGGATGCTTGCTAGCTTCATTCCTTTCCCGTCTTTTTCTTTTATAGGGGATATAGAACTAGAGAAGGGGAGCGTAGGGCTGTTTAATGTTAATGAGATGGTTGTCCTAGAGGAGACGGTGGATGACAGCGGAATCCCTAGGTACCTCACCCCATTCTCTCAGCTAGAGCCTTATGTAAAAGAAATAAACGGAGTGCCTTGCCTTGCCACTTATCGGCTGATGGCGAAGGCTCATGACGAGGTTTATGTGTTTTATGTTTCCTCCTCCGATGGGAAGATAACAGAAGGGGACAAGGTGGAGCTGATTGCACCCACCTACCGCACAGAGGTGGAGTACAGGGGGAAGAAGTATAAGCTCAAGAGCCTTGCGAACTTCAACAATATCCCTATCCGCACCTCCCAGACCGTGGAGCCTTTCGTGCTTCACTACGGGATGAAGGCAGATGAAGAGGGGGTGTTTGACTGCTCCCTCTCCCTTAGTCTTATAGAGGAGTTTGTTCCCCTAGCAGATGACTACTCTTCTGTGACCTCCGAAGAAGCATACAAGAACCTTGTGTTCATCCACCCCTTTGCCTCCGTGAACATAGCAAGTGAGGTGGAGGCGTTGGACGACAGGCTTCGTACGTACTTCACGAACTTCGGCGTGCCTGACCCCAAGGACTACCAGGGGGTATTCAAGGATGCACCTAACGCAGAGCTGGATGCTAGGTTCATCAACAAGAAGAGCAAGGAGCTCTACCTCATCCATAACGATATATTCCCCTATGCAGGTACGTACAAAGGGCTCCTGAACGCCGTTAACTTCCTAGGGTATGATGACATCTTCTTCAGGGAGTGGTATACGAGCATCGACAAGGAGGGTCAGAAGTCTCCAGATGTAGGGTTCATATCCGTAGATGTAAAGAAAGGGTCCACCCTCTCCAGTAAACTAAAGTCTACAAATATAACCTACGGGAACTTCCTTAACCTAAAGAAGCTAGAGAAGCTGTCTCTGGTATACAACCTCAACAAACAGGTTGGCGAGGATGAGAATGGGGAGCCCATCATGCAGGATGTGTATGACTACACGAATGACGTCCTGCTACTCAAACTCTACGCCCTGCGCTCTTGGCTGAGGGAGTATATCATCGGCTTGCATGCAGACATAACAGATGTAGTAGGGGAAGCAACCTATCACAAGGGGCACCCCACAGTGACATACACCACGGGAGGGGTGAGTTTGGAGTTTAGGAAGTCCCTTCCTTTCGATGTCGCTGCGAAGTCATACAGGGAGAAATTCACGGAGACGGAATCCTTCGCTAGGGTTGTCCCGTATGTAGCTACTAGTGGTGATACCCTTAATATATCTGAGTTTGGCGATGCCACGTTCAATGATGTCATAGACTATATCCTAGATATGTCCAAAAGCAACGACAGTGGGTTCTATATCCTAGGAAAGTACACTTTGGGTGAGATGTCTCAGATGATTAGGCCTGTGGACAAATGGGTTGTGTCTAACTCGCTACATATCCCTATTGGACCAACCTTCTCTAGACCTATGTTCTATGACGAGGTGGTGTACAAAGTGGAGAAGAAAGAGTCGGAGACCTTCGCTCTCTTTGAGGGGTTGGAGGATGACAGCCCTCATATCCTTATCAGGGATGGGGTGATAGGGCTATCGAATAGGATGAGGCCTGCTGTGTTTAAGAAATCTTCTCTCCCATCACTTCATATCAACAAGGGGAGGATTTACAGGTACGACAAGAAATACGGTCTGTTTGAAACGGTCTATACCATCAACAGGACAGGAGGAAGGACACAGCTCATCAAGGATGATAAGGTCATCCACTCTAGCCGAGAGCATATCATCATATCTCCGTCCAAAGACGACAAGGAGGCCTGTCGTTTTGAATACAACAAGGCAGATGATATATACAACCTTGTATGTAGGTACTCTATCCTAGGGGACGGGGAGTATGCCGTTGTGATTGACGATGGCTACCTATCTTCAGAGTCTGCCCATGACACAAAAGACACACTTGGAGCTAAGACATACTTCGCAGACGAGACCATATACTTCGATACTGTAACAAACAAAACCTTAGGGAACGAACACAAGAAGGTTAGCGGAGCTGTGTCGTACCGAACCGAGAATCTGAGTGTGTATAAATGGGACTTTGACGGTTTCTTTAGGGTGGATATGATTTCGTTTGATAATATCCTAGGGATGACAAATATCAACGACCTATATTGGTTGTTATCTGAAAGGATAAAGCCTTACATCGACTATGGTTATATAAAAGTTCATAGGACAGGGAGGTATAAGGTAAAGGGGTTCACAAGGGATGAGAGCAACAACGCCTATTCCACAACAGCTAAGGAGGAGGTGCTTGTGACGCATATCGACCACGGGAAGAGGGGTAGACCAAATGAGATTTGCCTTTTCACGGAGAAGAGCAGTACAGATGGGATAAAGACCTCAGTGATAGTGGAGCCCATAGCAACTCCTAAGCTCCCATACGCCGAGAGGGTGAGGAGCACAGGGTCAGCAGAGGTTACGATGGACGGGAAGACGAATAGGGTCATCCTCTTTGATGATACGACGATTGCCTCCTCTTTCTCTAAGGACGATTTCATTTATATGGACAATCACTCCATCAGGTCCGTTGGTGAACCGTTATTCCTAGATGGGTATGTGTTTGTAAAACTGAAGAGGGATGCGAACCTCGACACGCAGGGTGTGACTCATAGTGGAACGCTCCTGTCCCTTGCTCTATATAACCGAGACCATGGCGTCCGTGTGGATGACTACTCTGCAATCGTAGAACGGGCTTACCAAACCCTGAAGAGCATACCAGAGGAGGATAAGAAACTGTCACCAGATTTCTTCGATAGCGACGAAATCACCTACCTCAAGATTCGGATTAAAGATGACAAGACTAGAGAACTCAAGGACAAGTACGAAGCTCTAAGAGTAGGAGATAAGTCCATTGTTGACCTCCTTATGCTTAACGCCAACAGGGAACAAGTCATAGCATCTAGCAACTATTGCAGGAACTGGCTCATAGATGGTTATAAGTTCGCATCTATTCCTATCCGCTCTTATACAGATAAGAGGTTTAGGTATGGGTCTGTTGTGAAGCTCACCTATATGAGGGAGATAGGGTTGTCAGGGGAGCATTGCATAAGTGAATGTGCGTTCCAAGTCCTAGACATCAAGAAGCTCCTAGAAGAGCCCAAGGAGCATAGTGTATTCTGGAAGTTCAAGAAGCTGGTGGAGGATGACAGGGAACTGAAGAGGCTCATCTACTCCTCCATCACAGAGGAGCTGGTGTTCATATACGGATGGATAGACGAGAATGTCGCAAGGAGGAAAGACAACGAACGCATCTCTGTTCTTTCTGGCAACAACAACACGAAGCTGTATATCTCCAACGCCCATAATGCTTTTGTGAAATACGTAGGGGTTGCAGAGACCTCGCAATCCCTCCTGAACGCAACTCCATTCATCACTCTTAACGAAGAGACGTCCCTATATGCAAAGTATATGGATAGCACCTTCAACCTATACGGCAGGACCTTCGACGAGGAGGTGTTCAGGAACATGTGGCTAGTACAAAAGGACTTCGGGTCCGAGGTGTTTGCCAAACTCTTCGCAGGTGGTGAGACAACCTACAAAGACCTCCTCGTCTACCAAGACAGAGCAACCGTCCAACCTGGCACCAATGTTGTGTTTGGGGTGTCTATGGAATTAGCTCCTATCCCTTCGTTCATTCCGTTATGGCGGTTGTATAATGAAACGGAGGGAAGGCTGATAGGTGAATGCCATAACTGGACGATGTACCTATCTTTCCCGAAGCCAAATAACCCAAAGGGCGTAGAGGTATATAGAGCAGAACTCGACTTCTTAGATGCCAATGGGAATAGGTTAGAGACAAAGAAGCCTTTCTTCCTTAAAGTCAAAAACTAAAAAGGAAAGAACATATGTTGAAATGGTTGATACTCGTTGTTATCAATCTATTCTTCTCGGAGGATGAACAATCTTGGCTTATGTGCAAGCTGTTATCCAAAAAGAAGATAAGCAACGAGGTCAGAGAATCAAACGAGGAGGGCACACAGCCTATCACACCGCTAGTCACCCCTCAGCACCACCTAGAGATTCACAGCAAAGAGCCAGAACTGCTCCGCCTGCACGTGGACATCTCTAATGTGCGCATCACAATGAAGAAAGACAACTAAACAAACATGAAACAGAGAAAGCAACCTGTGTACTTCCAGTACATCCAAGGAAGGTTCCAGAATGAAGTCCACCTAGTACGTGGCGCAGAGCGTATCCCAGACGGAAGGATTGTCTACACCCTCGACAACGGGGATGTGGTTATTGATGAGGCTATCTACCCCAATGCGACGATTGGAAGTGGAGAGCAATTCGTGCAGGGAGAGAACGGAGAGGTAACAATCGTAAGGGTGAACAAACCAGCTGGGAAGCTCATCGGATACAAGGTCATCCAAGTACCTAGCCCCCACCAGAAGTACTACGAGTTCATCAGTATAGATGAGAACGGCAACTACCCTACAATAGATAGGATTAGCAAGGAGGGTGAGCTTATCGCCTCTACAACAAACCCCAACTACAACCCCAATAGAATCTCCTCCATCACCCATCGTATCCACACTCCCATCCCTAATGAGTTCAACACCTCGTATGAGGATATGGATTATGACGAGGAGTTTGACGAGGATGAATACTCTAGCGAAGAGGGGAGCGTGGACCTCTCCGAGCCTCAGCAGGTGGCTACCCAACCAGAGATGGTGATAACCCCTCCCAAGCCTATTGAGGTATATACGCTAGACGAAAACTATCAGACACAAAGAGTCTCAGTCTCTTTCGACGAAGAAAGTAAACCAACAAAAGAAGAAGATATGAACCTAGACGACCAGCTCCTCGTAAGGATTGTTGAGAAGGCGAAGAAGACGGAGTGTGACCTCTCGTTTAACTTCACCCTGTCTCTGCCTAGCAGGAGCGTAGTAGACATCATCAAGGCATCCCTAGACACCCCAGAGGCGTATATCGAGAGGATGTGCCATATGCTAGTAGATGCAGTGCCCAAGGATGTGATTGTAGAAAAGCTCTACGAGATTATCGCAGACTCCTACAAGCCAGAGAAGAAGATTGTAAGGATTGACGAGGTAGAGAAGCCCCAGACAAAGTCCGTTAAGAAGACTAAGGCTCCTTCAGTAGCTAAGGCTGATGCCCCAGCAAAGCCATCCGTCTCTAGTCATGGTCTCCCTCCAGAGCTGGATGAGTCCATCCCATTCAGGGACCTCACCCCTGAGCAACAGAAGGTTAGGAGGTGTATGATTCTGGAGAGGGCTAGGGCTGCGAGTAGGAAGAATAGAGAAGCTAGAAAAAAGATTTAATCTCTGCCAAGTAATACACAATAAAAAAGAGGAGAAGGTTTTTACCATCTCCTCTTTCCTTTTTTTATATACTCTACTTAAAGTCTGTTTTTATGAGACCTTTGTAGGTATTGTAGTCACACTCGCAGGTTATTACATAGTCCTCTCCACTTGTGTACCCTTTCTCTATCAGCATTGCCTCATCACACTCCTCATATACCTCTCCGTTGTAGGCTAGGTAGGATGGTTCGGAGCCTCTGAACTTCTGGAGCTTCCCAACAACGAATATATTCCGATATACTTTCATTCCTTTATATGCGAAATCATACAGCTACTTGTCCTTTGATATGTGGGTGAGCCTCGTAGCCAACCAGAGTGAAGTCCTCATATTTGAAGTCAAAGATGTTTGTGACCTCTTTGTTTAGGACCATTGTCGGAAGTTTGTAAGGCGCCCTTGTTAGTTGTTCTTTGATTTGGTCTATATGGTTATTGTAGATATGCACATCACCAAAGGTATGGATGAACTCCCCAGCTTCTAGACCTGTCACCTGAGCCATCATAAGAAGTAGTAGGGAGTAGGATGCAATGTTAAACGGCACACCGAGGAAGAGGTCAGCACTCCTCTGGTAGAGTTGCAGGGATAGCTTTCCGTTAGCTACGTAAAACTGCATGAAGCAGTGGCATGGTGGAAGAGCCATCTGGTCTAGCTGGGCAACATTCCACGACGAGACAATTATCCTACGGCTATCAGGGTTGGTTTTGAGGGTGTCCACCACCTCTTGGATTTGGTCAATCACAACTCCATCCCCTTCCCAGCTCCGCCACTGATGACCATATATCTTGCCAAGGTCTCCATGTTCATCAGCCCATTCATTCCATATCCTCACACCATTCTCCTTGAGGTACTTGATATTCGTATCCCCTTTGAGGAACCAAAGGAGTTCATGGATGATGCTCTTCAGGTGGAGCTTCTTTGTTGTGACAAGTGGGAAACCTTCAGAAAGGTCAAACCTCATCTGATGCCCGAAGTGGCTAATTGTTCCTGTACCTGTCCTGTCACCTTTCTGGACGCCCTTCTCTAGTACAAGCCTTGCAAGGTCTAAGTATTGCTTCATATATCTTTGGTTAAAAACTCTCCTACAAAGATACTCCATTAGGTTGCTATATGAAAGTTTATTGGCATTTTGAATCATACATGCTTGTTATATAGCAACTTACGATAATGATGCGAAAATATTTGCTCAAATATTTGGTGGAATAAAAAACTTGTCCTACCTTTGCAATGTACAAGAGGTACGAGAGAGTATCGCAATATATTGTTGCGAGCATTGAGAGATAGCTCCGCCAACAGCTGAAATGCTGTTGGATGTTTTGTGGCATGCTAATGTTCAAACGAATGTTGGAAGTTGTCAGCGAAAATCTATCGGTACGAGAGTTTGGGATTTTTAACTCTCAGAACATCGACTGATGGACCGTTCGGGTGGTATCACTACCACTAGGTCGCAATGGTCTTCCTCATTACATTGTCTTCCTGTGGAGATATATCATCAGTCCCCATTCGGTCGGTGTTCTAACTTGGTTACATAGCTCAATTGGATAGAGCAAGTGCGTCCTAAGCACTAGGTTGGGGGTTCGATTCCCTCTGTGACCACTCTCATAAGGAGATTCATATTCCAGAAATTAAGTAATTGAACTTCGGGTCTGTTTGTCGGGAGACAAGCAGACCCTCTTTTTTGTGGTATATCCCCTTAAATACCTTCGATAGTCAAAAAAAACTCTTGCAATGTCGAAGAAGAAAAAGAATATAGATGCATCTGATGAACAGCTATATGGGTTGAATTTGAGAGACTACGGAACGAATAGGCTGGAGAGCAACTCCGACCAAGTTCTTGTCAATCCATATATGATTGATGCACCTCAACTCCTCCTTTCATCCTATATGGAGTATAGGATATTGCTTGGCTCTATCCTAGAGAGGGCTAAGTACGCATATGATGGCAATCAATCCTTGATGCCTGTTGTCAATTACCGTACTGATATATCCGATACTCAAACCGAAAATGAAATCCCAAACGGGTGTGCCTTCCTGACACCAACCTTCCAAGGTTTGGAACAGGGGTATGTCAACCACTACCTAAAGGGAAGGAATGCAGGTGATGTACGTACAACAGGGAATATCCTAGGAGGGAGAGAGAAGGGTAAGACAAACGAAGATATAAAGGAGACTCTTATCAATGCCTATAAGGCAACGATGTCCATGGAGCTTGCAGATTACTCTGTCCAGCCAGGGTCATTCCTCTGGGGGCTTACACAGTCTACCGAGAACTTGCACAGGAAGACAGATGCAAAGAAGTTTGCTGACTATGGTATGATGGCATGGCTGGAGAACGAGAAGGCTGACACCACCACATTGGGGGATAACAACAACAGGTCTCCGTTCCTTAGTCTAGCAGGCACCCCATCCAGACACCTCAGCTTCAAGGAGGAGGATGATAGGATAGCTAGCCTCATAGCAAATGCCAAGCGAGAGTTTGAGGTTAGGCATATTGATTCAATAGCAGATTTTGATAGCACCATTGAGAACAGGGTGACATCTAGGACTATTATTGACTCTAGCGAGAGACAGAAGAGCTTCAGCAACTACCGCCCAGACTTCCACTACCTCGTTATGAGGATGGATGCTAGGTTCATCAAAGATGGGGAGAGGATACAGTATGGTGATTTCCTTTGTAGACTCCTAGGGGTGGACTTCGACAACCCCGACGGGAAGGATATAGAGGATAGGCTAGATTGTCTAGGGGTGAAGTTCGTAAACTTCGCCATCCACGACCTCTCTATCCAAGACATGCTCCACAGACCTTGGTATAACAGGAGGTTTGGGTACTTCGAGGATGATGTCCTGGATAAGTTCGAGACGATGTACTACGAGTGGGGGAATAAAACTTTCATCACAAAGGTAGATGCTTATGTCAAGCTCGCCCTCCTGCACTCAGACCTTGTTAGGATAAAGATGTACGCAGGTCTCCTCACGGACTGGCTTAACAATAAGTACAAGACCCTTTCCGAGACGCAGAAGAGGGAGTTCCCTCTCATTCCTAATAACGATAGGTACCTAGCAGACCCAACCTCCAGTGAGCCTCCGTTCGTCCTAGAGGATTGGTACAAACAAAAGGAGCAGGTTAGGGATACAGGAGGTAGGATAGCCGAGTATAGTAGGTATGACCATTACAGCTTGTTTGGCTCTGCCTCTTTCTTCGATTCGGAGTCCTACCCAGAGGGTAGTATTGGGAACAGGAAGGAGAAAGCCACCAACAGCATCCGCATGGGATTCCTAGGTGGTATATCATCTTTCTCTACCGACCTACTAAAGGTGAAGCCCAAGGGAGATAAGTTCTTCTACCAAGATAAGTCTCATACCTTGATTTCAGAGTCCATCCTCGCACCACTACATGGAGGAGGTGGTTCACTAGGTAGGCAGTTCTCTTTTGCTAGAGATAACTCTGTTTATACTGATAAGCGTAGACCTATACAGGATATAGGGCAGACACTGTCTATAACAGTAAACACAATGACGGGGCAGTCTTGGTATGAGAACAGGCAAAGCTCTGTTCCTTTAGCTAAGTGTAGCCCTGATGACACGGCAGGAAGATATGACCACCAATCATACTGGGGGTTGGTGCTAGCAGACCAGCTGGCGTTCTCTCCTTGGTGTTCGCTATCCACATTCGACCAATCTCGTCTGATTAAGTACTTCGGTCAAGGGGAGAGCTCGGAGTATATCACCAAGCTAAAGAGGTATAATCTTGCCGATAAGATTGCACGTTCCTCAAAACTCGCCCTTGTCCCTTCGTTCTTCAGCACCATCTACGCCAGCTGTTTGCAGATGTACAACACTGCACAGTCACCTGGCTCGGCGACCTCTCAGATTATAGGTGCTATTGATATTCGTAGGAACTTCAACGATGTGGGCTCCAATGGTGAGGTTCCAGGTGATACGATGAGTTCCCTCTCTGCCTTCATTCCCGTTAGCTGTTTCTTGGCTTTGCAGGGGTCGGTTCCTTATGGCATCATGAAGAATGTAACGGATGCTATTCGCAATGACCTTGACTGGGGAGAGGATGATGGCATTACAAAGGATATACATCTTATCGACCCCATCCGAAGGACCTCCTACAACAGCGTCTGGCAATCCCTAGAAGAGCTGGAGTTAAGTGGGTCTGTTGGTGTGTTCAACAAACTCTCAGACCTTGGAGACAGGGTTATCAACGATAGGCAGTTTGTAGAGCCTAGGGTGCATACAGAGACACTTATAGAAGTCTACGAAGACCTGATTGCGATGTTCTTTGGTGATAACGACGGAGCTATCTACAACAAACAGACAAGGGTTCTGGAATACACCTTCACCAAGTACGAAAACTCCTTCACCTCATATGGAATGGCTCCTAGCATAACGGACGACACCCTAAAGGTGGACAGCTCTCAGTGGGAAAGGATACATAAGATACTAGAGGGAAAGAAGTCGGATTTTCCTAATGGGTTCTCTTTGCCTTCTGAGGCGATGGCACTCTTCTACCTCAGGTCTCTATCCTCCTCACATAAGGGGAGCGGAAATGACTCCTCTGTCCCAGGGTTATCTAAGCTGGTCTATGAATCCATGAAGGTGCTTCTCTACAACCTTATGAAGTACTACTTCGCTATGTCGTTTAAGACAACCGCCCCAGGGGGATACCAGGAGGACACAAGCCGTCTGTTTGCTAATACAGGGATTAAGGGGTTAGCCCCAATCCTGAACAGCGAGGACTTGGATGAGTATGGTGATGGGGTACAAGACCCGTATGTCATTGCCCTCTCTGAGGCTAAGCCCTACCTGAATGCTCTAGGTGTGTCCTATGCCTACGGGAGCAGGAGGAAGGATTTAGGCTTCCAGCTCACGGCAATTAGGAATGCACATAAAGATGTTGTTGCAGGAACCATCTTTGAAGCGAAGGCAAGACCCCATCTCCTAGGGAAGCTGTGGTATAACTCCATTGTGTCGGATATGTGGTATAACGACCCCGCTAGGTTGCACACCACAACACTTCCGTTCTCAGTGGGTAAGGGAGACAATTACAGGATTCCCCTAGTAGGTAGCTCACTGTTTATGAACCCAACCCTCCTTACCCATACGGTAACGGAGACAAAGAACCACGAGAGGGCGTTTGCCGTTGACAATAAGAGCTACTACAAGACGGTTACGTATGACGAGCTTCTGTCAAACGAACATATCAAGAAGTTCTTTGCGGATAACAACGTACGTATCAACAAACAGATTTTCCTTAGCCAGCCTTATACCTATAAGGATGCAACCACATTAGACTTCACCCCGTTTATCTTCAATGCTCTGCTCTATGATAGGCTGAAGTACGACGGTACAGACAGGTGGGGTAAAGATAAGATGTTGGATATATCTGGAACCACAAACCAGACGGAGGCCTATGAGATATACTCAAGGACCTACGGTAGGTCTATCCCTATGATTTCCTCCACCTATAAGCGTAAGGGCTTCTCTGATACCATCGGGGAATATATGCTCATCCGTGGAGTGGATAAGACAAATGAGTCTACCCCAGGCTGGTGGGGGGCAGGTGGGGTGAATGCTCCTAAGAGTCATATACCCATCCCCTATGTGAGAGGAGGAGCTGATTTCTTCGATTACGCTAAGTGGAGTGTAGATGGTTCGGAGAGTGTAGTAGACTTCGGGAAGATTCTCGAGAGAAACGCAAGGACCTTCAAAGACCATAAGGGTGACTTTGCCTCACACTACATCAAACCTAAGCTAGGCACACCAGAGGAGCGTAACGCAGCTATCTTTATCGACCTGTTTTGTAGGTACTCTCCTCACGATAGGTATAAGGGTATAGCCTGCGAGTCCAAGAACATCATAGACAGGAGAAAGAGCAAGGTGGGACTCCACGAGGTGTGGAGGAACAATGTGCTTTATATCCTATACCTTGAATACCTCTGGGCTAAGGAGGTGGCTAAGGCACAGGAGAAGAACACGGAAATGCCATACATAGAAGATGTGGCAAGGAACTTCTTCGCAGAGTGTATGGCGCAGACCAACTTGCCTAGCGATACCTTCTCCAAACTCACCAGCATGAAGCAGATGGATTTGTCTAAGGACGGACCTCTGCATAGGGTGTATAAGGTGATGGTGGAGAAGCTCGAGCTGTTTGCTAAGAAGACGGTATCCCTAGACAGAGGTACAAACCTTCCGTTCATGTGGCTCTCTGTTGACCCATTAGCTGTTCCTACACCTAGGTCAAGTGCCCTCTCTGCCCCTAGCGATATAAAGGGCAAGGTCTACCCTATCAAGGGGAACAAGGTTAGCGGTCTGGGAGACAAGAGCAGGTGGATGCTTGACACCTTCGGCGAGGCGGACACCACTATCCAAGCGGTAAGGTCACTAGGGGCGCACCTCCTCCTAGACGGGGTGTACAGGGACGACCAAGAAGCAACAGCAAGTAGGGGTCTAGACATCCCATCGGGTTGTGTGTTCTATGGGTTCAACCCCAAGGATGAGAGTTACAACGGAGCTCATAACTTCGCTCTGTTCCACTTCGATGCGTTTAACGGACTGAAGAAGAATTTCTATGAGTTCTCCGCTAGGCAGAAGGCAAGTGGCGTACACCTCACGGACTACACTAGGGAAGCAGGTAGGGCGATAAAGAGTTCCGCTTTCAACCTCCACAAGAAAACCTTCGACGGAAACTACGCCTTGTCTAACACAGACTGGTTCTCGGGGGGAAAGACGACAGACCTAGACTCTTCCTATGTCCCTTACCAGTTCACCTCTCCTAAAGCCAATGAGAACAAACACCTAGATGCAAAGGTGGACGGTGAGAAATTCTACGGTAAGAACATAGAGAAGGCATATAGCCCCTATACGTTTAAGAATGTCTTCCACCATGACGAGAACGGAGCGACAGAAAACCCTCTGAATGCATTCGGACTCAACACCCTCTCTGATGACTATAAGGCTTCAGAGCTGAGGAATATCGTTGTCTCAGGTGCGAACATCAGCGGAGGTCTGCTGTATAACCCCCATTCGATTAAGCCTATCTACCTATATAAGTCCAATAGCGACGGGACATACGATAGGGGTAAGGCAAGAGAGTCGTTCAGTGTCTATACATGGGCGACCGTGAAGGAGGACTATATGAACGACTTGTGGAATGCAAATGACATCTTCACATCCCCTAAGAAGCTAACGGACTCACAGCTACAAACCCTTAGGAAGACGGGTGAGCAAATGAGGGAGGCATACCTAGGTAAGGGGACAAAGCCCACCTCTCTGTATTCCGACAAGGCACCAGAGGTGGAGTCTACTATCTACGGTGTGGATGTGTATATCGACGTCACTTATATGGGTGAGCCCTTCACCACCAAGGATAAGCTGAAGAAGGTAGGTGAGTACCTCAAGAAAAACTACATAGCCTTCACAGGTGGGTACAGCACCAAGGACTCTTCGCTTAGCGGAAAGCCAGAGGCGTTTAGGCACGGGTCCTCTATGTTCGGTCAGTGGATGACCATCAATGACCTGTTCCTCCTTCCTTCCAAGGCGGGTAACACATCCCTTGACAACAAGAAGAAAGAGAAAAACAGGAACATAAGAGAGTTCGCTAGGTACTCAGACGGATACGGGGTCGTTAACAACGAACTCTTCGAGGCGTACGATGCCTGCCTCCCTACGAGGTATGCTCTTGACGGGGAAACCCTCAAGAGGGATGGACTGCTAGAGGCTGAGGAGTTCGCCAACGTGTTCTATGCTAGCTACCTTGCGAGGTTTATGTTCTCTAGTGTGTATATGGATGTGTTCCCCGTGCCACTTGAGGAACACCCTGCGTTCTTCACCGCTTCTAAGATGACAGGGAAGAATGGCATCCTAGGCATACAGAGGGTGAACGACAAGGCAAACCTAAAGGTTACATACAGTGACTTTGTCAAGGGGAAGGGGCTTGGTTCGCTAGATAAGAAGCAGAGTGATAGGCTCACTGCACAGATGAGTGGCTGTGAGTTAGACGCTGATGTTGAGAAGGGCTTACATCAAGGTTTCGGTGAATATATCCGTAGGGTGAAGATTGGCTCTGGGGGAATTGGCGATGTGTCCGTACGTGGAATAACCGTTATTGGAACAAACCTGAGTTCAGATGACAAGAGGGCTCTCCTCTCCATGAAAGCTAGTATGGAGAAGTCTATCCCTGGGGCTGTTCTGTACGACGAGTCCGAGAACGGCATCACCATCAACAACGGGGATGTGGTAACCCTTCGTCTTCGTGTGTTCTCCACGTCCCTTCTGGATATGAACCATACCGATGGGAAGGTGAAGATAGCTAAGGGTAGTAGTGTTCAGTATCCTTACCTAAAGGAGTATATCGACAATGGGGCTAGGGACTCTATGATAGAGCTGGCAGAAGGTATGGGGCTAGATAACGAGGCTGTTGTGGATGGAGATTCATATTGTCAGAATATATTCAGCAACACATCCCATGCCCTGCCATATGGGAGGAAGCCAGACCTCGATACCTTCGCTTCGTATATCTACTCTTCCAAGGGGTCACTCTCCCCATCCAACTATACTAGGGCTATCGCCTTTGACTCTGGCAATCTGTATTACTTAACCAAGAAAGACACGAAGAAGAGGAACATCGCTGTTAACCACAGGTTCCTTAAACTTGGCGTGGTATCCCCATGGGGGGTAGACCTGAAGGACACGGAGAGGGGAAGCGAATACAGCAAGGCTGATGGAACACTGTTCTCAGGTGTTACAATGCCACTCACATTCGGGAAGATTCCTTTGCAGGTGTTCCATAGGAGGGTGTCTCCACTGCTCTCTAGCGTTGCGCACCATGGGGCTAAGGACTTCTCTTACACCCTCAAGGAGGATGAAATCAACTCTCTAGTAGATTACAAAATCATAGGGGATGTAAGCAAGAGCGGAGGGTTTTACCAGAAGTGGTTCTCTCCCTCTGAACTCTCATTGTTCTCGTTCTCTATGAACCAAGTCTCCGAGGATGAGAGTGTGGTGGCAAACCCATCTATATACAGGAACGAACCCCTGAAGAGGATTAGACCTGCTGAGTTCAAGACCGATGACGACTACAAAACCTATATTGGTCATAGGCTAGACAAGGGGGTTGTAGCCCATGGTGTGGACAGGGTGTATGCCTCACCAACCACCGCAACATACTTCTCTGGCGGTCCAGCACTTTCCTATACGATAGCTGTTACGAACGTAGTTGTGGAGCTCCAGACTCTGGATACTTCGATTATGGATGACGATGGTGTGTCTGGGCTCTACGACGAGTTTAAGAAAGAGCTAGAGAGAAACCTCAACGGACCAGTCCCCAACGAGGTTGTACGTCTACTTGCTCCTTCGTTCATCCATCCGCTCTACGCCAACGGTGATACGATTGTGAGGTATGTGGATAAGTACGGGTATTACGAAGATGCACTAGAGATGCATGACAGGATGCAGTCAGCTATCTGTGCAGAGAAGAGGAAGATGGTTGAGGATATGACCATCACAGAGTTGGTGGATAATACCCTTTGTACCGTCCCCCTCACCTTTGAGGACCCTCGGGGGATAAGGGGCTATACCTCTCTACATCCTTCATGGAAGGACATCCCATTCTACCATAGGGTTGTTGGGACTAGGGTTAGTTGGTTAAACAAACAGAGGGAGTCTATAAACGGGAATGCAGACCGTGTGGTCAAATACCTATCCATGAAGTCGATGAGTGATGTCAAGGAGCAGGAGGGAGACAAGGCAGTGAACGCAGCTCATGTCCATAGCCCATATCGTTTTGATATATTCGACCTCTCCACCCCTGTACGTCAGGATGGAGAGAGTGAGTCAAACAATGCGAATAGGCAGGACCTCTTGCATCACCGCTGGGGTTCTTTCAATTACATAGAGATGACCAGAGACAAGTTCTTCTGGAACTACATGGCGATAGACAGGAGCTCGATAGCCAGTGTGATGTTCAACTCCACTAAGGGGATGAAGCCCTCTGAGTCCATCTACTTCCCCAATAACGACAACACCGTAATCAGGTCGTTCAGCGTAGGGCTGAGGGATATTGACGGACGTGTGAGTGGAGAGCTGTGGAAGAGGGTGAACGAATGGGACTATCTCGATATGGCGATATACAAAGCCCACCGAGAGGGAAATAGAGACTCTGTGTTCGATACCCTCAGGATAGAAGAGAGGAAGAAGATTACAGAGAAAGTCCTTAGGGAGTCCTACTATGAAATCCCTCTGAGGGTGTTTGAGGATTAGCCATGGCGAGGATTAGATATATCCTCTCTGGGTTCTTCAACCTCCTCTTCCAACGAAATAGGAAGGAGAAGATATGGCGGATGAATATCTGCTATGGGTGTCCAGATAGGAAGGGTATGTTCTGTGGTATATGCCACTGCTTCCTCCCTAGTAAGTGCTCCGCTACCTACCTCAAAGACAAGAGTGGAAAGAGTGTAGGTGGATGCCCTCGTGGCAGGTGGTAATAAGTTTTTTTTGACTATCATGATTGTGTTCTCTCCCATGCTTTCCTAGTGAAAGTGTGGGAGAGGCTTTTTGTTGGTACAGCAGATGTTCGTATCTTTGCTGTGTTTTTAATCACCACAGAAACGATATGCTTAAAATAGACCAGTTCAGTAGGTTCGACCTTGTAGAGGTAGACGAGGTGAATAGCCTAGGTGTTGTGGATGACTACGTCTACGACATCGAGGTGGAGGGGGCGCATAACTTCTTCGCCAATGACATCCTAGTGCATAACTCCTCTTTCAATGCCCTAGGGTTGATTGCCCGTAGGCTAGGTGTGCAGGATAAGGATTTGATTCCGTTCCTACATAAGCTAGATGAGGAGGGGGTGCAACCCTACCTGAACAAGTTCCTAGACAGATACGCTAAGGGGATGGGCTGTGAAGGGAATATCCTAGAGATGAAGGTGGATGATATAGCCGACCAGCTTCTTATATACGCCAAGAACAGATATGCTATGCTGTCTGAGGGCAAGGATAAGTCCAAGGGCATTCCAACCATTTCAACCTCCTATTCCTCATTTACGAGGAATATCCTAAAGTCTTTCCTCTCTTGGCTACTAGAAGAGGTAAAGGAGGGGGCACTAGACCCACTGAGGCTAGGGGAGAAGGTGGTGGAGCTAAAGAATGTATATAGCCTAGGGGGCATAGAGGAGGTTGCATCTCTTATCAATGTAGGTGATGTGTCTAAGGGTGTCACCATCAAACCCTCACAGAAGGTGGTTACCTTCGCTCCAGGGACCCAGCCACACGTCAAGGGTGCTGGGTATTACAACCTCTCCATACGGTCCAATAGCGGGTTAAGGGGTAAATACAAGCTCATAAAGGGAGACGAACCTATTAGGTACTACTATACAATCAATGAGGAGTACCCTATATATGCCTACCCAGCAGACGCACTGCCGATGGAAGTGGCACCAGCCCCTGACCATGAGGCGATGTTCCGAGTTCAGGTGTTAGGGTTCATAAACGACACCATCAGGCTGTTTGGTCTCCCAGCGATTAAGGAAGGACTCATCTAGGTCTTATGCTTAAAGAACGGATAGAGAGATATAAGGAAGAAGGTGTGAGAGCACTTGAGGAACAGAGGAAGAAACTCACCTCCCGTTCCCTCTCTTCGCATATCACAAGTCTTACGGAGGGTATGCTTTCACAAGTCACCCTCAAAGACCCTCTATCGTTAGGAGAGAAGTTTTCTAGGGCTACACAGGAGGAGGTTCAGGAGTGTAAGGTATGTGGAAAGAAGTCTAAATACCTTCTTGATGGTTATTGTTCAGCGGAGTGTGCGTTGTCCTATTCCAAGGATGTGTCTTCTGCCTACCTTAGTGGCTATGTGAAGACTGCTAGCGATAAAGCTGTTGGTGAAATCTTCAAGACAAGAACCAAGGCTTTAGAATCCATAGACTCATCAATATCCTCCCTCACCGCAACTGCAAACCAGATTATCTCCTCGCTAAACCCATCTAGCCTCCTAGAAAAGCAGTCGGATATATCCAAGAAAAGCAAGACGAATCGAGAGCGTGTTTCTAAGCTCATTTCAGACGCTGAAAGTTCTTATGCGACATACACCTCCAAGGTGGTGGAGAAAGCGTCTCTGCTGGCTAGGATACAATCAGAGAAGGAAAGAGAGATTGTCGCAAAGCTGATGGAGTCTGTCACCTCTTTCCTTGTGGCAAACAAAAAGGCTATGGGGAAGATAGGGTTGCCCTCTGGTGTGGACAAGGCTTATGATGGTCTGGTCTCCTCTTCGAGCAAAGCCATAGACGGAATCAATACGCAGTCCTCCTCTCTCATATCCGCATACTCATCAGCCTACTCCGCTCTTACGAGTGGTTTAGGTTCTAGATATTCACTTGTTGCTGGTGGGATGTATATGTTCCTCACAGCAAAGAGCATCATCAAGGGAGACTTAAATATCGTTTCCCTCATCCCCGTGAACAAGAGTAACCCAACAGGGAAGATTCTTGGTTCACTAGATAACACGCTTTTCCCATTGGTGTCTGAGAAGTTAGACTCTGTCTACCGTCCAACAGAAGCTGATAGGTTCAAAGCACAGGGGGAGTTCGCTAATATCCTTTCCAAGGGTATAACAAGCCTCTCCTCCCTCACTCCATTGCTTGCTTCCTTCAAGAACCCTCTAGGAGGATTCAAGCTACAAGAAGAGGCTATTCCGTTATGGGAGGAGCTGAACCTAAAGAACATCTGGTTCCTCCTCTGGTCGCACAACCACTTCGGTGCTGTGGGTTCCAACCATTTCGGATTGCCGTTTTAATATGCAGGAAAGAATAAACAATGCTTATTAAAAAGAAGTTTGCACTTGTCGCACTGTTCCTCTCTCTCGTTGGCAACCCTTACTCCAACACAGCAAGGGCACATAAAGCCACGAACTTACTCTCTAGCTGTTCCAATGCAGAGAAGCTAAAAAGTAAGTACGATAGCACAAAGCAAAGACTCATAGAGGAGGTGGATAACTACATCGCCTCCACCTCTAAGTCTAGTCGCATGACGGGTCAGGCTATCGTAACAAGTTCCATAGAAGAAGAATTTGACATTACACTCCTTCTGGCTCAATGCCATATAGAAGGGCACTTCGCAACCGTAGGGAGACCAAAGAGAACAAACTCTGCTTTTTCGGTTGGGTGTTGGGACAACGGGAAGAACATGTACAAGTACAAACACCCTGATGAATCTATCGAGCCTTACATAAAGCTGATAAAGTACACTTATATGAAAGGCAGGAATGTAGACCAGCTCCTTAACAGCGGGTTCCGTACAAAGGGAGGAGCGAGATATGCCTCCGCTTCTGATTACGTTCCTAAGATTAGGAAGTGCATGGCGAACATCAAGAACTCCACAGAGATTGATACGCTATATGCAACGCTCCTCTCTCTGAAGAGTAGGATAGAAGAGCTAGAAGCCTAAGATAGGTTTGTTAGACAAAGAAAGAGGGAAGACCGTATGGTCCTCCCTCTTCTCTTTTTGTATTGACTCTCTCTTTAGAAGATGTCATCAAAGGTGATACCCTCATCGCTGAGGTCTATATCCCCTGACTGCTCAAACTCAGCCTTAGATGGTAAGGTGTAGATTGGCTTGATGACTTTCTCATCTAGTTCCTTTAGGACCTCAGGCGTGAAGACGGCACTGCTGTGAATCTTGTTGGTGGGGACGCTCATCCCTAGGTGCTTCACCACATACCCCCTAGCTGTCTCCTTGGGCATGAAGTACTTTACCTCCACCTCTCCAGTTTGTTTATCCACAACATCGAAAGCCCTAGCTTTCTCTGCCTCCGCT